CCTTTCTCTTGCCGGACGGACAAGATATATAACCCCCACCCCAACACAGAAGGAAGTGAAAGTATGGGCAGACCAAATAGCGAGGAACAATATGCACGAAAGAGTGAGTATATAAAGAAATTTAACAAGATATACAAGGATATACCAAAAGATAATAAAAATAAATCCACAGAGTTAATCGATAAGATTGCTTCCATGTCGGTAACCCTTGAAGATTATGAAAAAGAGATATATACAAATGGGGCAGTCACAGAAATGGAACAAGGCAGTTACGTTATAGAAAGAGAAAGTCCACATGTTAAAGGATATAATAACATGATTAAATCATATAAAGTTATCATGGATATATTAGACAAAATGCTACCAGATGCTAAAGAATCAAACATCAATAATGCCGGTGAAGCACTTGCTAAATTTGTAGCACAAGGCAAACCAACGGGTGGTGGTTCTTAGTGAATTATGTTAAGCAATATTACAAACTAATATCTAGCGGAAAACTCGAAGCTGACCAGGAAATAAGATCAATATACAAAAGATTAGTAGAAGAAATGGATTATTCAATAAATCATCCGTTTCTTTTTTATTTTGACGAAGATGTAGGCGAACACGTAATTAATTTTATTGAGACATTCTGTAGACATTATGAAGGTGAGAGAGCCGGACAGTTAGTTGAATTAGAATTATTCCAAAAAGCATTCGTACAAGCTATGTTCGGATTCCTAGAAAAAGATACGAAATATAGGCGTTTTAGAGAATATTTTTTTGAAGTGCCAAGAAAACATGGCAAGTCATTTTTAAGTGGTTGCATAGCAGAATATATGTTAGTAGCCGACGGAGAAGAAGGAGCGCAAGTTTATAGTGCTGCAACTAAATTAGATCAAGCCAAAATTGTATTTAATGTAGCTAAAGCAATAACAGAACAGTCACCAGAACTTAATGCACTAGTTAAATCTACCCGTGAGGGATTAAGTTTTAAAATGAGACGATCTATCATGAAGCCACTACCAAGTGAATCAAGAACATTAGATGGTTTAAATATACATTTTGTAGCGTTGGACGAAGTACACGAGCAACGTGACAGAAACATGTATGACGTTTTAAAGCAAGGCATGAAAGCAAGGAGACAACCTATACTAGGGTGTATTACTACGAGTGGATTCGTAAGAGAGGGTATATACGACATACTTCATGATTATGCAGTTGAAGTTGCACTCGGAACTAAGAAAGACGATAGATTATTACCAATTGTATATAAACTAGACGAGTTAGAAGAATGGACCAATCCTAAAATGTGGATTAAGGCTAATCCGGGCATTGGAACTATTAAAAAATATGTTCAATTAGCAGATGACGTTGAGAGAGCAAAGAATGATTCTAGTTACTTACCGACATTATTAACTAAAGACTTTAATATGAAGCAGAATGAAGTTAGCTCGTGGCTACCTTTTGAATCTGTTATTAACGAAAAAACAATTGATATTGAATACTTAAAACATTCTTATGCAATAGGTGGTTGCGATTTATCAGCAACAACAGATTTAACGTGTGCAACGTTGTTAATTAAAAAACCTAATGATGACAATGTCTACATACTGCAACATTATTTCTTACCACAATCAAGAATAGATAGGTTAGAACAAACCAACTCCAAGGAAGCGCCTTATAAGTTATGGCAACAGCAAGAGTGGATTACTATTTGCGAAGGCGCACAAGTCGATTATAGCAAAGTTTCAGATTGGTTCATGCAAATGGTTAAGGAACATGATATACGTCCTCTATGGGTCTGTTACGATAGAGCATTAGCCGGATATTGGGTTGCAGAGATGGAAGGCTATGGATTTGACATGGTTAAAGTAGCACAAGGACCATTTACATGGTCACAACCAATGAAAGAAATGGGCGCAGCATTCGAAGAACACAAAGTTATATATCAAAATAATCCAATTCTTAGATGGTGTCTAACTAATACCGCTAAGAAATCTATGAATAAAGATGGTATTGAAACAATTCAACCAGTTAAGATAGCACAAAATAGACGCATTGACGGAATGGTGTCATTACTCAATGCGTGGGTTGGATATGTACAGAAATTTGAAGAATATATTCCGTATATACGTTAGAAAGGGGTGAGGAATTGGGAGTATTTCAAAGTATTTTCGGTAAAGTAAAACCTATAAACAATACCAATACATACAAAGAAATCGGTAGTTATAACGCAAGATTTTACGGATTTGGTAAAGATATTTATCAATCCGAGATTGTTAAAAGCTGCATTCGTACACTTGCAGAGCATTCCAGTAAAGCAAATGCCAAAACAAAAGATATACAACTGCAAAGATTAATACAATACAGACCAAACATTTATATGAATGGTAAAGACTTCTTATACAAAGTCAGGACCATGTTAGAAATTGAAAACACCGCATTTATTTACATACAAAGGGATGATAAAGGCAAGTGTATTGGATTATATCCGGTGCCTTTTAGAAGTTTTGAAGCGGTTGAATACATGGGTAGGTTGTACATTAAATTTAACTTTGTAGACAGTACAAATATGACAGCTTCATGGGAAGATTTGGCGGTTCTAAGAAAAGATTACAACAAGTCAGATATTAGCGGAGAAACAAATGATAGTCTATTAGAAACATTAGAATTAATCAGCACTACAAACCAAGGCATTGCAAATGCAGTAAAATCAAGCGCCAATCTAAGAGGTATTTTAAAATCTACCAAAGCTATGTTATCAGATGATGACATTAAAAAGAATAAAGACAGATTCGTTAATGATTATATGAATCTTAGTAACGAAGGCGGAATTGCTTCACTCGATAGTACACAAGAGTTTACAACCATAAGCATGAATCCAGTCACTACAAACTTTAAGCAGATGGAAGAATTTAGAGAAAATGTTTACCGGTATTATGGTTTAAATGATTCTATTATAAAATCAGATTACGACGAAAAACAACTTGAAGCGTTTTATGAATCTAAAATTGAAACATTCCTACTTGCGCTAGGACTAGAACTAACCAATAAGGTTTACACTGACCGCACAAGAAAAACAGATAACGACATAATATTTGAATCAAATCGTTTACAATATGCATCCAATACAACTAAGTTGGCTATGGTTGCAATGGTTGACAGGGGAGCACTAACACCTAATGAATGGAGACAAATGTTTAATTTATCACCGGTTGAAGGTGGAGACAAACCAATAAGAAGATTAGATACCGCACAAGTAGACGCGAAAGAGGGTGAGGATAATGCCAATAGTGAACAACAGGGAGTATCGACAACTACAGATACTACAACCGCAGAGCCAACAAAAGAGGATTGATTCAGATTATTACGTCGAGGGATATGCTACTACATTTGATAAACCTTATGAGTTGTATGAATACGATGGAGTAAAATATTATGAAGTCATTGACCGTCACGCACTCGATGGGGCAGATATGGGTGATGTAATAATGCAATACGACCATAGTGGAAAAGTAATGGCTAGACAATCAAATAAAACACTTCAACTCATGGCCGATAACAACGGTCTTTTTGTTTGTGCTGATTTAAGTAAATCAAGTGCAAGTAAAGAACTTTATGAAGAAATCAGTAACGAATTAGTTACTCGTATGTCATGGGCATTTACAGTAGGTGAAGAAAGTTATGACAGAGAAACAAGAACAAGGAATATCCTAAGAGTTAACAAAGTTTATGATGTATCAGCGGTTAGCATACCGGCCAACCAAGATACTGAAATAAGTGCTCGTTCCTTTCTTGACGGAGTGATTGAGAGAGAAAAGCAGGAGTTGCAAGAGCAAGAAAAAAGAAACCAATTAGAACTAGCGAAAGCTAGATTTTTTTATGTCTGAAAAGGAGAAATGAAAATGGATGAAATGAACTTAGAACAAGTAAATAAAAGACTTGCAGAGCTTGACCTAGAGGTTAGAAATGCAAAAGAAGTAAAAGATGTTGAAACACTTACAGAAGAAAAGAAAAATCTTATTACAAGAAAAGCAGATTTAGTTGATCTCGAGGAAAGAAAAGCAGACGCATTAAAAATCAACAATGGAGAAGTTGTTGCTAGAAAATTCGAAGAAAGAAAAGAGGGCGCAAAAATGAGCGATTCATTTACAATGGCATCACCAGAATACCGTAGCGCGTTTTTAAAGAGATTACAGGGAAATGAATTAAACGAAATTGAACAAAGGGCACTTACTAGTGCATCAAATTCAGTAGGCGCAGCAATTCCTACCCAGACTCAAGACGAGGTATTAAAAAAATTAAAACAATTTGCTCCGTTACTTGGCGAAATCACATTGCTACAGGTAGCCGGAAATGTTAATTTCGTAGTAGAAGGAACAGTAGCCGATGCTGCTTTGCATACAGAAGGCGGAACAATCACAGCAAGTGCAGATACTTTAATAACAGTTTCATTAGCAGGATTCGAAATTAACAAATTAATTACAATTTCTAAAACAGTTGCAACGATGTCGATTAATGCTTTTGAAACATGGTTAACAGATATGTTGGCAGAAGCAATTGCGAATAAGATTTCCTCATATTTGATTAGTGGAACAGGATCAAGCCAACCAACCGGCATTGAAAAAGCTCAAACTTGGGGAGCTAGTAATTCAGTCACAGTTACATTAGCTGGAAGTCTTTCAGCTGCCAATGTACAAACATTATGCGGTTTATTGCCAGGTGGATACGATAACGGCGCTAAATTCTTAATGTCTAAAAAGACTTTATTTACTGATTTTATGCCATTACAAGATACTTCAAAGAACGCAATTGTTACAAAAGAAGGCGCAAATTATTACGTTTATGGATACCCAGTAATGTTTGACGAGAGGGTAACATTCCATGAAGCATTCTTAGGTAATTACAAAAAAGCAATCGTTGGCAATCTTGCAGAGTCCGTTAACGTTCAATCTGCTTTTGATATTAAAACAAACTCATTCGACTATCTCGGATCTGCAATATTTGATAGCAAAGTTGCTATTGGCGAAGCGGTTGTTAAATTAGTAAAGGCAACTTCATAATAGACAAGGCGGTGAAGTCTTATGCTAGAAGAAATTAAGACTATCCTCGGAATATCCCATAATAAATTTGATTCAGAAATAACAAGCGATATATTAGTAGCCAGAGCGGAGTTAATCCGTTCTGGTGTTATTTCTAGTAAGGCTAATTCTACTGATGATATCTTAATAAATAAAGCTATAAAGTCATATTGCTGTTCACAAAGGGCGGATAACGAGAAAATAGCCGAGGGATAT